ACAAAAGCAGATTTGATTTGAGACTTAGTGGCACATTCAGCAACCTCAAACTCAGTGTCCTGAGAAAGTGCAGTTGCAGACATTCCAAAGTAAGCATCATATCCAGAGTTGGTGATAGTAAAACTCTTCACTTTTTTCCAATCATTTTGAATTTTTTCATACTGTTTATCAATCTGTGAATGATAAAGACCAATGAACCGACTCGCATTACGGCTCTCAAGAACACGAATACCAATAAAGTTTGTATTAGAAAACTTATCTTTCAAGTTCCTGAGAAGAACATCAGTGAACTCATGATACCCATAACCAATCTTATAGGTAGTTCCCAGTTTGCGGTCACGAACGAATGTATTATGTGGATTAATGTACCCAGTTCCAAGAATTGAGTTTTTCTCCCATGCCCGTTTGATTTCCCTATGATGAACAAGTTGATTTGCTTCACCATCAGTCAGAACAATACACTGAACCTTTTGAAGTTTGTTCTCTTTCTGAAACTTGGGAAGAATCTGATGAAGAGTAATCAGTGCCTCATTCAAAGGTGTGCCAGAAAGGCAAAGGCGATTGGAGTAAGTATAAGGAGAACTGTAAGACCTACCAAAGCAATAGGCAAGACGCCAGATATTCAGCATTTGATGCTCAAGTACTTTACCAGAAACTTTACTAGTAAGAATGTTCATCATAGAGAAAGTCTCATCAACCACTAATAGACCGTCTTTCTTTTGATAATGAGGAGTACGGTCTGCGGCAAGATAACGCTCATTTTCATAATCATACTCACCGCGACGCCATTCATTAGTAAAGGCATAAACTTCAAAAGGAATAGAAACTTTCTTACAGAACCAAACAAGGTTGAAGAGTTGCTTACAGGTATCAAGCATCACTTCAGCCATAGAACCACTCCAGTCCAGCACAAATACCAGACCGTGATTCTTACCATCGGGAATCACAGAAACTTTCTTGAACAAATCTTCGTTGTACTTGTAAGTATGAAGGCGAGTAGTATCAAGAATACCTGTGCGAGCAGTTGATGCACGAGCATACTGATCTGCTGCCTTGCGGCACTCAAACTCTTTCACAAGATAGTTGACTTCCTTCTGGGCAGAAGACTTAAACTTCTTGAACTCAATATCAGATTCTTTATAAAGATTTATAGGAGTATATCCTTTTGCTTCAGAATGATTATTTTGTAGTTTCTGTTGATGAGAAAAAGAGTTATCAATATCTTTGTGAACTTCAGAGTTTTTACCAATCACAGTTTCAAGATTCACTTGAGGAACTTCAACATAGACATTATCATAGGAAGCATCATTACCAACAAGGTCACGAATTTTATCTTCCAGAGAATCCGCAGTGCGAACTTCAGGTTCATCTTGAGTATTCTCAGATTTTACTTGAGTTTCTTCACCTTGAGCAGTGCCCCCATAAGATTGCTCAGGATCGGGTTGATTTTCTTGGGAGTTATCACTCTCTCCATCTTGCTCAGAAGAGGATTCATTAGTCTCTACAATTTCATTAGCGGGAGACTGAGAGTTTCCTTGAGTTTCGTGAGAATCAAAGTCAGAAACCTTCTGTTGCTGTTCCTTTTCTTTCTTACAATACTTATAGAGTTCTTCTGCTGCAATCAGAGTATCTGCAAAACTCTCACAAGCACCAATCAGGTTGATGATTTCCTGTTCTTCTGGAGTAAAATCAAGAGTCAGAAAGTTACCAACCTTAAAGTAAAGATTAGCGCGGTCTGCTAGATTGAACTTAGAAATATCCTCATCAGCAAGTTGGAAAAAATCTTCTTCATTCAGTTCTTTATAACCATTGAAGAAAGTCTTAGCAAGACCAGCATACTTGCGCTTCATCAGTTTTTCAATACGAGCATCCTCAACCACATTCACAAACTGTTGAGGAACCTTTGCAGTTTCAGTCCAATCTTCATCAGGAGTGAAGAGAGCATGACCCACTTCATGACCTACCAGAAGGTCATAGACGAGACCACTAGCCTTTTCCCACAGAGGCAGCGTCAGAACGCGAGTATGAACATTAAAGCAAGCAGTGGGGACTTTCTTGTGCTCCACCACAAGGTCTTCAGTAGCCAGCAGTTTGGCGAGTTGGGACTTGATTTCGTGAGAGACTGCCATGAGGTTTGTTTCGTATGAGACCATTATACAAAAAAAGGAGGTCCGAAGACCCCCCAGTGGACAGTTTGAAAAGTGGTTCAGTCCTCTCTATAAGTTCCTGCTCTTCTTGCTGCTCTATTACCAGACCCTCTATCACCAGCACCAAAATCACTTTCACCACCTCTACCACCTCTTGTAGCACGTTTGGATGGGTCTGCGCTTACCTTACGACTATATGCAGTTCCACCTGGTTTTTTCATTACCTTCTTATAACGCTCACCAGTTAGTGCTTCATCAAGATAAAACTCATACATTTCATCCCAGGTGTAGTCAGAAAGGTCATAACCTTCTTCTACAAGTCCATTTACCCAAAGTTCAAAATCTTCTTTCCAAGCATTTGGTTTTTCTCTGGTTGGTGTTAAACCTGCTCTTCTTGCTGCTTTGTTTCCAGTTCCACTAAAAGTTCTAGATTTTGCTGGGTTCTTAGCCATCGTTGGAGTCATAGGAGTTCCACGAAGACCTTCTCTTTCAGAACGACTAATGTGCTTGATTGTATCAACATTATCACCTTGTCCTCGCTTTGCTCTACCAGAAGCAGTGGTACGCTTAGCAATCATTTCTGCTGCTTTTGCTTTACCCTTTTCGCTGGTGATTGCTTCATCAAGCATTTCTTCAACGATACTCTCTCTCCACTCTTCACTCATATTCACCATAATGACTTGTGCTGCTTCTTCAGTTTCAGCATATCCTTCATCAAGAAGGTGTGAGAGGATGATGTCGTAAATATCTTCCTTTATACCCATTCTTTTCTTTGCTCTTTGCTTTTCTTGATCACTTGCAGCACGAACTCCTGATAATACTTGTCTGTCGTATTTGCGCTTACTTTTTGGCAATCTTTTTGAACCTCTTTCATAAGTACCGCCACCAAGAGTTTCTTTCTCACTTGCTCTTTGTGAAATTTCTGGAGTTATGAGAGGTCGGCCGTGTCTCTGACCATACTCAACCACCAAGAGTTTCTTTCTCACTTGCTCTTTGTGAAATTTCTGGAGTTATGAGAGGTCGGCCGTGTCTCTGACCATACTCAAATCTTCCCCCCTCTCTACCTTCATCCAGTTGTTCTGGTGAAGCATAAACTTCCATATATGCTTCCGAAAGATTGCGAATGTCTTTTGCGTCCATTTTTACAAATACTTTTTAGTTATTTATAAAAAAAGAAGAGTCTCTGGTGTTGAGACGCTTCTTGAGTGCTTGTCTTCGTGCTTTTGCTTGCCGAAGTGCTTGTGGTTTAAGTTTTCGTTTCTGTTCTTTTTTGGAGTGATGCTTCCAGTTTGGGACTTGCATTATTCTTGAGTGGTTCAGACTATCATACGGGAAAACCCCTTGACTTTCTCAAAGCGTATGACATTTGCAAATCTGTCATGCAGAGATTCCTTATGAGAGATTACAAATATATTAGCATCCTTAATGACAAAACGAATGATTTTCAAAAATTCTTCTGTTCCAAATCCATCAAGAGAACTATCAAACACTTCATCCATAATCAGAAGATTTGTATTGACTGAGTTCTTCATTCTCGCAACTTCCCGCCAAGTAAAAAGAAGAGCAAGGTCGATCCTCATTTTTTCACCTTCACTGAAGGAAGCATAAGAGAAATCTTCATGAATGGGCGACTGGACGGTTTCGTTAAACTCCTCATCAAGAGTGAAGTTGATGTAGAAGTCCATCATCTGAAGATAACGGTTTACTTGCTGATTTATCAGCGGTAAATACTTCTTAATGATTTTGGATTTTACTCCACCGTCTTTGAGCAAACTATACGAAAAATCGTAATAGTTGATAGTGTCTTTTTTAGAAGCGAGATCGTCGTATGTAGTTTTTAAGTTGTCTTTGAAGGTTTCTAACTTTTCATGTTCAGTATTTCTGTTTGCAAGGTTCTCGGTAAGAACTTGAATTTCATGTTCAAGATCTCTGATTTGTCTCTGACATCCAGTGATCTTAGTATTGTTTTGAGAAATGCCATTCGTTAAGTTTGAAATCTCCTTAGATAGAGCGGTGAATTGACGCTCTCGCTCCTCTTCCTCTTTAATTGCTTCCTCCAGTTCTTTATAACCAGATTGCAACTCCTTTGCTTTATTTTGAGCGTCAGTAATTCTATTTATTCTGAAGGTCTCTTCAATAGACTGTGTGCAAGTAGGGCATACCGTATTCTCAGTAAAGAACTTATGCTCCTTAGTAATAGTAGATACTTTTTGGGAGATTTTACCTTTTAGGTTTCCCATTTTACGAAGTTTTTCGGTAGCACCAACATACTTTTCAAGGTGATTCTGAAGTTTTTGAAGTTCCCCATTCTTACATTGATTTACATTTATCCAATTATTTTCTTCACTAAGAAGTTGCCCAATCTTTTCCTCCTTATCTTTAATATTCTCCTTCCCACGATTTTCAAGTTCTTCAATAAAACTTTCTTGCATCTTAACTTTATCAAGAAGAGATTCTTTTTTTAAGTCAAGAACTTTAATATCATCTTTAATTACTCTGATTTTTTCTTTAATCAAAGTATTCATTGAAGAGAAGATTTTAATGTCAAGCAAATCCTCAATAACTTCCCTACGATGAGCAGCAGGGAGTTGCATAAATGGGACGAAAGTGCTACTTCCAAGAATCACAATCTGAGTGAAAGATTTGTAGTTCATCTTTAGAACATTTTGCTCTAACCATTTTTGCTGATCCAGGGCAGCAGATGCTTGATCCAGGGCAGAACCATTTCTCCAGATTTCAAAAATAGCGGGTTTGATTCCACGAACCACTTTCCACTCAATGTTTCCAATAGAAAACTCAACTTCAACCCTACAATCCTTTTCATTTACGGAGTTGACAAGTTGTGGTTTATTAATTTTACGGAATGGTTTCCCAAACAAAGAAAAGGTAAGAGCATCTAAGACAGTGCTTTTACCAGCACCGTTCGTGCCAATAATAAGATTGGTGCTGTATTCCGTAAAATTAACTTCAGTATATTGGTTACCTGTGCTTAAAAAGTTACGCCAGCGTACATTTTTAAATAAAATCATGATTCACATTTGTGGGTGGAATAACAATATCGTTTGGAGTAATAATAGTATACTGATAATCGTGCAGTTCGCAAGTTTTAATCATCACATCATCTTCAATTTCAATAACATGCATTTCTGGATATCCATCATCTTCTAACATCATAGCAAAACGAACAGCGTCATCCTCCTCTTCAAAAAGATAAAGAATATGCTCCCCTTCATCGTTTAAGACTGAATATGCTCCCTCCTTTTCTCTGCCATTGATAGTTAGAATGAACATTAAACCAACTCACATGCCTCTTGATAGATTTCTTGAATCATTTTCTGAACGACTGACTTATCAAGACTGACTTCTGCCTCCTCAATATATCTATTCAAAATAGACAGCGTATCTTCAGATTCAAAAGCTTCAAAACTTTCGGGTTCTTGCATATCAAAGTTTTCAACAACCTTGAGTTCCGCAATGTTTGATGAATAAAGTTTATCAATAAACTTCTCAAACTTTTTAGTATCTGTTTTTTTGCGAACAACAACTTTTACAATCTTGTTCTCATACTCACGAGTATCAAAAGTTTGATGGTCAGTATCCTCATAATAAATGTTATAAAACATTTTATAAGGATTATTGACAGGTTCGTGCGTTATTGTTTCAGTATCAAAAATATGAAATCCTCTAGTGTCACCAACATCTGTCCAGAACATCTCATAAGGATTTCCTAGATAGAAGACTGTTCCATTGTTTGATCTAGTGTGATAGTGTCCCGAGTAGACCCTGGCGAACTTACCAAATAGTTTGCTCTCCAGACCATGCTCCATGACGATTTGTTTATTAACTCTAAATCCTTGGAGTTCAAGGTGCCCCATCGCACACGGGCAAGTTGTCTTTTGAATAAGTTTGAGAGTGCTTTCCTCATTTTCTTGATTAATCCATGGAATAAAAAGTGTTGGAAGTTGACCCAACATCACCTCTGTTGGTTCTGAATGCACAGTCACATTATTATATTCACGCAAAAGTAGATCAACTGCATTTACATTATTAGTGTTCTTATAATAAGCAGTATGATTCCCGACAATAGTGTGGACCGTTATACCCATTTCTTGAAGACGATCGTAATAATTATTTTTTGCCCAAGATAGAGCAGAAAAATCAATACCTTTACGACTATCAAAAGTATCTCCCATATCTACAACTGTAGTAATCCCTTGCTCTTCGAGTGTAGGGAAGAATACATCGTTATAAAACTTTAGAAAATAATCATGAAAAAGTTTGGAGTTCTTTCGTGCTCCAAAGTGCTGGTCTGTAATAATTGCGACTTTCATTCAGTATCGAAGTTTGGAATGCACGGCGTCCTTGATACTATTATAGTCGCTGTAGTTGGATCCGTCAATACTGTTGTCGTCAAATACCTCAGAAAATCCAGATCTTTCGAGGATCTTGTTCTTGATTTCTAGTTGACGCTTTTCTCTTTGGATGCGACGAAGGAAAGCGTAGTGAATGATTTGAGTGAAATATGCGAAAGGATTTTGTGACTTCTCTGGATTAAAGTTATGAATATACTGAACACAGTTTTCAATACCGTCAGAAATCATGTCCTCTTTGAACATATAGTTCACGAAGTTTGGTTTAAATGATAAGTGATTAGCAATCTTCAGGAAACACTCTCCAATGTAGCGAGGAATAGGAGGCTTTGGTTTTCCCTGAATCTGTGCAATCTCTTTGTCCTCACGATACTTAATGAGAGCAGCGAGAAACTCTTTGTTGTTGACATAATGCTCTGACCTCTTTCTCTTGGTCATAACTGCTGTACTTATCATAAGTTTTTATCATTATTATGTAGGTATAATAACACAAACTTAACTAGTTGACAAGGTATCCAAAACTGTGTACAATAACCTTTGTCGGGGTTGAAAAGATAAAAGCTTAGCTACTCTTAAATATCTTTTCTAATATCTCTTTAGCATCATTGACATTAGCAATGTATCCCATTCTACGATTGATCTTTGATTCTTTTTCATCTTTCGTAGACTGACGTATATAATTTTGATAGAGCATTATCATTTCAATATCAGAAGACTCAGACATTGTTAGAACATCTTCTAAATTAATTAAAAACATATCCTCGGTTGTTGTTTTTAACCAAGGTTCTACTTTGTATCCAACAACACCAGATCTACTTTTAATTTCGCTGATTATAATCGGATTAGTAACAATGAGTATTGTTCGGTCTTCTTCTTCTGATGCTGCTACTTTTGCAAATATCTCTTCACCAGTCTTTAACTTTACTGTTGCATAAAAATCTTCTTCAATTCCCATTTCTTTTAAGTTGTATTGTGATTATTTCATAATTGAAGTTCTCTTCATTATAGATTTTAATTCTTTCAATGAG